AGTTGGTTTATATTCCTCCCACCAGTCAACAAATTTAATAAACATTTGCCAAACATCTGGGTTATATTTAGGATTGTCATATTCATCTAAAAAAGTTAATTCTTTACCATTGAGGTAATTTTCAATCATATCATGAACCTGAGTGCCTTCCTCACTTGCTTTTCGAACTATATGGTCTGCTGAAAATCCAACTTGTTTTAGCCAGTCTTCAAAATATTTTCCTTTGGGATAGTATTGTAAAACATATGTTATAGAAGGATAATACTTACCATTTCGTCTATAATATCTTGAATCAGGAAGTGTTATTTGCTTATGATCATCAGATATTTCTAATATCCGACCATAAGAATTTTTTATTTTACTCATGTTAATAATTTTCTAGTTAGTAACCCAGATAAAGTTAGGGGTTGAGATTTATGTAATATATCTAAAAATGAATTAAATCCTATTTCAGATGGATCTTTACCATTCATTTCCAATAAGTGAACTTCTTTACCTTCATTCATAAATTGTTCACAAAATCCTAAAGCATCTTTCTGAGCATCTTGATCTAAAGCTATATAAATTTGTTTAACTTTGGATGAGACAATTTTTTTCATTAAGTTGTTTTGGATATGTTTTCCCAATAATGGAATGGCATTACGTTTAATAGCTATAGCATCAAATGGACCCTCACATAGTATTATTGGCGATTCCCAATTTACAAAAAGTTCAAAGGGTATAATATCTTTAGAAACAGAAGGATTTTTATATTTTCTATATGATTCTTTTTCAAAACTTCTACCCACAAAGAAATTAAGTTCACCTCTAAAATTATAAGAGGGAATAATAATCATATTAGCATACTCTCCAAACTCACAGTATCCAATATTATATTTAATAATATCTTCAATTGTTATATTTCGCTTTTTTAAATAAAAAAGTGCATGTTTGGCAGAAATACCTGTTGGGGTAGGATATAAAGGAGTAAATTCTTCTGGTAGGTTGAGTTGGTTTTTAACAACTGTTTCTTCTACTTCATATCCACTCCTAGTATAAGATTTAGCTTCAGCTACTTTTTCAGGTAAGGCTTCTGTTTTTTTAAGTAATCCTACTATAGTTTTTCCTCTTGTATTGCAAACCCAACAATGCCAAGGATTATGTCCTTGTTTATTTTCAGTAAAGTTTATTTCAAGCTTAGGTTTATGGTGATGGCAAAATGGACAATGATAAGCGTAGTTACCATTTGATGTTTTTTTACCTTGCCCTAAGACAGAATCAACTAGAGTTACTAGGATGTGATTAATCATCAAAGTATAAAGATATAAAACTACTCTTGGGTATCAAAATCTTTTCTATAAAACTTACCTAAAATATTGTCGTTATAAAACATATCTGGGTATTCTAATACTCCATTTATGAATAACCATTTGGTTTCAAAGTAAGTTAATAACTTTTTATTATTTACAAATTGAATAATTTCTCGTTTAAATTCTTCTTTTTTACCTTGGGTAATATATTCTTTAATATCTTTTTGAGAACCGTAATAGGTTTTCCAATCACTTTCTTTTTGAATTATTTTGTATAGAGATTTTCTACCTCTACCAGTTGATAATTCTAGTTCAGCTTTAGTAAGTTTTTTCTTTTGATTATGGTAAAGTACTTTTTTACCAATATATATTTTATTAGAAGGAATATGGGTTACCTTGTAGATAAACCCATATGTTCCTTTAGGAAATTGTGATATGTTAACAATCTCATCTTCATAATATAACCAATTCATCTATCAATGTTTATTAATATTGTTGTATCTGTTGTTTGTGATGTAGGTAAAGGTTGAGCTAGTTTACCTACAGCCAATAATTCTTGATTTTCATTATATAATCCTATAGTAGTGACATAAGGTGAAAAATCTGATCCTGTTACAAAATCCTTATAAGTATTTATTGAACCACTTTTTAATAATGAGGGATTTAGTGAGTAATTATACTCATTAGCTCTAATAGTACATTTATATTGGGTTTCATATATATCCAATGAAGATTGGAATTCAATATTGGTAGCTGAGAAGATTGTTCCTATTCCACTACCTGTTCCTGTGAAAATTAGGATTCCATCTTCATATATGATATTACCAGCATGAGTTGAAGATGATATTATATTTCCTTCTCCATCATCCCTATAAGAACCTGAAGGGATAGAACTAGCTGATATTATTATTTGAAGGGAGTTGGGTTGAATATAATTACCATAATATTTTGATGGTATTGATACAACTCCAATATTTCCATTAGATACATAATACCTTAAAGATCCTGTGGTATTAGGTAGAGAATTTATATAGTTTGTTGTGTAAGTAGGGCCTGTTATAGTACCATCAGAATTAAATGAAGCTGTGGCCGCATTAGATATTAAACCATTACTACCTGAGATATAGTTAGTATAATATAATTGTTTTATAGAATTATAAACTAAAGCAGCACTAGCTGTACCTTCATCACCTCCTACTGAAGGATAAGTTGAGTTTGAACCTGTAAAATATGAGTAATACTCTGTACCAGAAAAAGTCTTATTAACTGTAAACGGTGTTACAATTACATCATTACTTGTGAGGTTTTTTAAGTAACTCATTCATTAGAAGTCTAACTTAACTCTAATAAGAGCTTCTTTGGTGAAATCTTTCTTAAGAGGCTTACTTAACTTAGCTACAGCTAATAATTCATTAGCATCATTATACAAACCTACAGTTGTAATGAAGGTTTGGGGAGCATTTATAAAATCATCATATAATACTTCACCTGTAGATCCTGAAATAAATGATGGGTTTTCAGAGTAATTAAATTCTGAGTTTCTAGCTCTTATAAAGATGTAGTCTGAAGTAACATTTTCTTGACTATTTAAATTAAAATATCCTGCTCCTGAAAGTGCTGTGTATAATCTACCTGGGTTGTTGCCAGCTGTATTTGAAGCATAACTAGTAGCTAAACCTATACCCCCATTAGCAAAAGATAAATCTAAAGCTGAGGCATTTAATAAAATAGTTCCAATATCTGGGAGGAATAAGCCGTATGAACCTGAGTTGGTGGATCCTGTCCCTGTAGCTCTACCAGCGGTGCCACTAACTATTTGGTAGACTCTTCCAGCTTCATTAAATGTTACAACTGATGTATCGTTACTATTGTCTGTTAAATATCTTGTACTACTAGCTGAGTTGAGTCTAAGTTCTAAAGTACCTGGGAAGATGTTTCCTTTATATTTTGATCTGTTAATAGTAATAGCGTAAAAACTTTGAGTTACAGGGGTAGTTGTTCCAAAAACAAAACTATTATTTTCATCTCCTAAGACAATATTTTGAAATTGTCCATATACTGTGGATGAAGGAGATTTTCCACTAATACCAGAATCATATAATACTGATCCTAATCCATTTTCATTACCAAAAGCTATATTAAATTGAACTTCAGCTTCATCTAGAGTGGATCCAGTTTGATATACACTAACATAATAATTTCCACTAGCTCCAGCTACTTGAACTGATGAAGTAAAGAATTTACTTAGAGTAGGACTATTACCTGTCCAAGCTCCAGCTGTTATTGAGTCAGCACTAATTAGAAAATCTTCGGGGTCTAATCTTTTAAATGACATATTTTATATTAAGCTGTTTTGGTAATTATTACAGGAATTGTTACTCTAGCTCCACTGTCTCTACCAACAATTTGTAATGTAGTATAAAGTTGAGTATTAGAACCAAATAATGTATTAACAGTTGTAGCTGTTAAGTTAATTGTTGTTCCAACAACTGTTTTAGATACATTAGTACCTAAAGTTTGAGTTTGATTTAAAGCTGTAGCTTCAGATGTTTGGATACCCACTCCGTTAAATGTATTTAATGTTCTAACATCCGCTATAGTAGCTGTATAACCGCTAGCCTCATAAACTTGATTAGCACCTAAATAGTTAAGAGTTTGTGGTGTAATAGCTAAAGAAGCTCCTTGTTTTAAAGTGATAGAAGCGTACCCAATATCAAGAATAGGCATTTTAGCTGTTCCTCTAGGTAAAGTAACTAATTTATATCTTAAGTTCTGAGTTGTTTCTGGGAAGGCTTCTAGTAGGGGCATGTTTTCTATGGCTTGGCCATAGTAAGCACTACCAGAAGGATGGGTAGGATTATATAAAGTATAATCTATTTCATCGTCAGATAGAGCAAATTGAGTAATTTTAAAAGACCCATCACCTCTAGCTAATAATTCTCTACCTTTATTAGTTAATATAGCGTCTACTGTTACGACAGAATTATTTAAGTATCCCATTATTTGTAATTATATGTGATAAATATATTAAATTTTAATTTTCTATTATACCTTCTTGTTTTAACTTAGACAAGATATTTCCTAAATTATTTTTAAGTTTTTCAGAAGGATATTTAGGTAATATTATTCCTGTGAATGGATTTTCAGGATTGTCTACTGTTGGATCTTTAGCCACATCTAATATTATATATTTAATACTTGTATTGTCTACTCTATGAATAATAAAATTATCTAATATAGTGTTAGATAACAAAGTTTTATTTAATTTTATTTTTAAATAACCATCACTATCTTCATCAGGTGATATCACTTCATAGATATAGTAATCTTTACTAGAATTATATTCAAATCTTATTCTATCTCCTGATTGGAGAGTAAATGGAGTTTTAATAGGAGATAAACCAAAAGATCCTCCTGTGCCTGGGAAGTTGGAAGTGTCTTGAGTATTACCATAATTTACTGATAGATAATAAGAAGCTGTTAACCAAGTTATATCACTGTTACTCCCAGTTGACCAAAAAGTAGTTTGAGTTCTAGAAGCGGGATTTGGGTTAGTACTAGGAATGGTTAGGGTAAGATAATTTATAGTTACATCATCACTGACAGCGGCTCTAATATTAAAATACTCACGATAAAAGTCAGTATCATAAATATTAACATCAAAACTTCTTATAGTGCTAGATAAGCTGTTTATAGTAAAGGTATCAGTATAATATATCCCACTTCCTCCTCCTATTAATTGGACAGATACATTTGTGTTTCTAGCATTGTTGTTGCTAATACTATAAGCTACTCTAAAAGTAATATAATTTAAGTCTGTAATAGCAGATTGGGTTATGTTATAACGTCCTGAAGCTGTAGTGAAGTTAGCTCCACTAATAGGAAATAGTGTTATAGAATTATAATTGGTAATAGTAGCGTAAGAAGAACTATTAAAAGAAAATGATGTTTTGGTCATACTTCCTAAAATATCATTTTGAGCTACAATAGAACCCCCAGGGACATCTACAGGTGTTATAAATGATATAGATCTAGTGTAACTAGAAGAAGGAATACCATATTGAGTATATAAAATAGGTTGTTGAACCCCAACTCCAGTTATAGTATGATCACCATCCAATTGGGTGTTAATACCTGAAGCGTTGTCTATTCTAACTGTGGTGGTTTTTCCTATTGGGAAGTTTTGAAGTAGATTTAATCTAGCTATAGATCCTTGAGATGGTTTATCAACATTACCTTCAGAGTCTACAATATATTGAATAAAATAAGCTGTATTATCTATTATTTCAGGGCCAGTTCCACCAGCTCCTTTAAAAACTAAAAAATAGTCTTGGTTTTGTTCAGCAACAGGAAGTCCTCCTAAGACCCCACTGCGGTTATTGCCTAGTTCTTTTGATAAATAATCAGTATTTGGTGATGTTGGCATAATTTATCTTAAATATTGAAATCTGTTGACCATACTTTACTTCCTTTATATCTACTATTAGCCCAACCTGTTGCTGTATAATTTGAATCTTGAATTGGAGCATAATCAGCTGTCCCACTAGCTAAAAGAATAAAGTTAGTTGGAATTAAACCAGTTGAATAATCAGCATCATGATAAATGGTTGAATACTTAGGAATAACCGCATTATTTTGTAAAGGTTCATTATCCTTAATAGCATTTTGGATATCTGTAATAGTTGGATCATATATCCATTCAACTGAGAAATTCTTAAATTCAGCCCCTAAATCATCCCATTCACCTGTAGCTTTTTGTGGAGTAATAATAACTTGATGGCCTGGGTAGCTTAGGTAGGTATATGGTGTAGAGGATATTACAATATATTCAAATATTTGATCATCTCCAGAAGTTCTTAATTGTAGGATATCTCCAAATTTGAGTGAGCTTAAATAAGGAGCTAAATCAACAGGATTTTCATCTATATCACTAGCTTCATTTACAAATAAAAATCCTATAATATTAGAATTACGACTATCACTATCTGTGATATAAGCCATTCTATTTATATTTCCAGGTTTAGTATTAAAATCTAAGTATTTGTATACTTGACCATAATAAGCTATTATGGAATTTTCAAGAGAGGTATCTAAAATTATACCTAATTCCCCGTTAGTGACTTCATATTCTGTACCTTTTAATTCCCCATTATAAAATTCATCTTCAGTTGTATGAGTTAATGTAGTATCTCCCAATTTAGTGGAGATAGTTTCATCCCAAACTTGATAATTTTCTAAAGGATTAGATGAGGGATAGGTAGTGTATGGGAAATAATTAACAGTTGTCCCTGATCGTGATGTAATATAAGAAGAAGTAGGGATTGATAAGCAATAGAGAGAAGTATTGTAGAATTGTCCTGAGGTTGAGGCTGATCCTGTTGATTTGACTAAAATTTCAAATATCTCTCCTTCTAAAGGAAAAATAGTTGAAAAAGTAACTACAGAAATATTAGATACTGGAGAAGAGCCAGCTGGGCCAGCCCAGTTTAAAGATTCAATAGTGCCTCTTAATGAAGAAGACAATGAAGCTGTAGCAATTAATCCATCAGTAAATTCAGAAGCTTCAAAAACAAATGTTAAGGGTGGATCATATTTTGCAGCTACTCCTGGTAAGAGGCCTATGTTGCCTCTATTAGGTTCTGTATAGAATATACCATCAACTGTTAAATAGTTAGATCCAGAGAATATATTAACAAATGTGGATGGGGAGTATGAAGGGGCAAATCTAGTACCAGACACAAAACTAGATATTGAGAGTGGTAGATCATTATACTCACTAAATATTCCACCTGTACCTCCTTCAATAAAAGCTGTATCTATAGATCCGCTAAAGTTTTCATCAGATGTTGATGTGTTTATTTGGGCTGGTCTTTGTCTATTTCTTTCAAGTAAATGTTGTTTAATGACTACTCCGGTGGCTAAACCACTTCTAGCAGGAGTAAAGTCTTTAATCATTTTAAATAAAGAATTATCAAAATACTTGATAAGTCTTATATAATCATTCCAGTTATAATTTTTAAAATATTTACTAAAATAAGAATCACGTAATTTATCTAAATTAGGATATGAATAAGTTGATTCAGATACTTGACGAGGATCTCCAATATACTCTCCAATATTGAAATAACCCATTGATGAATTAATATCATCATTAATTTCATTTTGAGGTGAAAAAGCTACTTCAACATAATTTATATCTCGAGTATAACTTTCACTTTGGGGATATCTTTGTTGAATGCTTCTATAAGGAGATAAAGTATTACCTGAGGGTAGTAAATTATCTTCTTGTCTTATTTTATGGGAAACTCTATTTCTTATACCTACAGCAGGTTGGTCATAATATATAAATTCAGTTTGAGGGATAAATGTGAGATTAGTTCCAATATTATAGGTACTGCCCCCAACAAAAGAATTAGTAATAAAAGATCCTGTTATTTTAGGATGGATAGATGTTCTAGTTCCAGTTGTTGTTATTAAATCAGATCCTAAAGGAGCTCTAAATGCTAGAGTATTAGCTGAGGAGGAATAATTAACTGCTTCTATAGAATACGGATTCATTGTATAATCCCAAAAATCTTCTTCAGTTATATTAGCTGTAGAGTATAGTCTTAATTCTTGGAATGACCCAGTTAACCCGTAATATGTTTTACTTCCTAAAGTTATCCCACTTGATCCACTACTAGGTAAATAAAAAGCAGTACCTGTAGCCCAACCTGTAGTTATTCCACCTGTGTATGTGTCTGAAGCTGTGTATCCTATTTTAAACCCGTCATTACCATCATAGATCTTTTCAGCTACATATAGTTTCATATCAGTAGAAGATCTTTCTACTAAAACAGACCACCAATTGCCATTATAAAATGGAGCATCCACTGACATAAACTCATTTGTCTCATTCCAATATCTTAAAGTAGCATAGTCTTTAGAAGAAGAAGGTATAGATCCTGAGTATGATCCACTAGATAATGAAGATCCAGTGTAACTAAGGGTTAGGTATCCTCTTTTAGAAGAGTTACTATTATCCCATATTGTAAATAATAAAGAATGATTTTCTGAGGTAGGGAGAGATGAGGGTTTAAATCTTAAGGCTAGGGCTCCAGGCATATTATTTAAACTACCCCACAATGTGTTAAGACTCCAGTCTCCAGATACTCTACTAGTTGTAGTAGATCCACTATTATATAAAGCATAATTAAATTTGTTTTGGAAATAATCCCAATCATTAGAATTATCTTTATTCTTACCTCCAAATTCAGATATTCTTAATATAGTATCAGGAATACCAAATATATTAATTAAAGCTCTTAAACCTTCAACTGTACCCTTTTTCTTAAGTAAATAAGGTAAATTGTGATATAAACGTTTATATGTCTCTAAATTTAGATTATTTAAAGGAATGGGTTCATTTGAAGCAGTGACATAATTAGTTATTATTTCAGATCCAGTGGGAGGTAAGAAACTACCAGATCCATTAATACCTAAGAAAGCAGCATATAAATCATCTGATGAAAAATTATTTTGGTATAATTTTATACCCATAGATCTTAAAGCATCTGCCACTAATTCTTTAGGGATACCATAATTTAGTCTATTATCAGCATCATATCTATCAGTTATAGCATCTATATAAACATAAAGATTGTCAAAGTGTTGACCAACCATACTTATAAAGAGTTCATATCCAACGTTAATAGGATCTTCTCTTAAATATTTTGGTACAGTATTATATAGATAATTTTGATTTTGTTCATCATATAATAAAGCTGAGTAAAGTATACCTGTAGAAGAGGCATTACCCAACCAAGTTAAAACACCCGCACTTCCTGTTGATTGTAAAATATATGGAGGAGTTGAATTTGATTTAGGATAAGCATAAGTTCCTGAGGTGTAGTAAAGGAAATTTTCATACCCGTCAAAATTCTTAATAAGGTCAGTTATTTGATTTTGTATATTTTGTATACTAGCGGTTACAGCTAAAGAAGAAGAGGTAGAACCTGTAATAGTTCTTATTAAGTTTATATCACTATTATAACTTTCAATCAATCCTACTTTATAAACAAAGTTTAAAAGTCTTTGTTGGGCTGAGCTAAAATGGATAAAGTTGGAGAAGTCTGTATAATCTGTATCTATAGTTACACCTTTTTGGTTTAAGATGTTTTGGATTTGATTATATGAAGAAGTTAATGAGGTATTAGTTAATGAGTTATAATCTTGTTCAAAAGTTGAATTATTAACTTGATCATCAAGACTTAAATTAAAATTAGGACCTTTAATATACTCTATATCTTCATCAAAGTTAATGGGTATTATAGGAGTACTAATATTAAAGCCATAAGTCTCAGCTGTTTCAAATACAACTTGAATTTGATCATTTAATTCAACCTCAGAAGGAAGAGGTTGGTATAATTTAAATAATATAGTGTAAGGTGAAGTTGAATTGTCTAATTGAGTATTAACAGCTATGTAGTAGTAATCTCCAATATTGATATAAAAATCTTTAAAATAAGAACCTTCATCTAATAAAGTTTTAAATTCATTAAATAAAGATTCAATTTTTTTATCATCTAGACTATTAACTGATATTCTAACTTCAGTCCTACTAGGTGATATGTCCTTAATAAAGAATAAATTTTTATCAGATTCTAAGGCTGTTCTATAAAAGTTATAGAATATATTATAATCTCCCTCACTATAACTTGAATTTTCTAAGTCTTCAGATGGAAAAACTAATACTTCAGGAGTTGATTTTTGAGTTATAGTGTTAGGGACATCTCTTATAGCATAACGAACATTTCTACTAGAATAAAGAAGATCTCCAGTTAAAGTTTCTAATGAGACAACAATATAATCAGTTCCAGGGTTAAATAAGGAAGAAGATAAAATTGAAGGAATTAATGCCTCTTGATTAAGAGAATATTCTTGATGGACAGAGTCAGGGGTAAATGATAAAGGTGTTATATTAACCATAATCAAGAATTAGTGTTAGTTGTTAAATCTATAATATTTCTTTGTAATTCCAAATTTTCTTCTCTTAAGGATGTAATTTCATCAAGAAGAGCTTGAATATCATCAGTTAAAACTGCTGAACCAATATAATCTGAACTTTGTTTTACAAGATATTCATGAGAATTAGTTTCCCCTAGTTTAGGTATTTCATAAAATAAATCATTATATTGCTGAAAAAATTCATCTACAGTTACACTAGGTTCAGTTGGGGATGTAGGTTGTGATAGCTCATTAAATTGAGTGTCAAAGACATTCAAATAAGCTTTTTTATCATAAAGCTTTTTTATGAGATCTATTTTACTTCCTGAGTCTATCATCCGTTAACTACTTTAAAATAGTAATTATCATCTAAAATTAATGTCTCACCTCCTATTATAGTTTTGATTAAAATCTGGTAGTATCTTTCAGGTTCTAATCCATTCATATATAAAGTAAAGTAACTACTTTCACTATCTGCGCTTATCTGTGTGTAATTAGTATCAAAATCTATAACAAACTCATTAGTATCTAAATCTTTAATAGCGTAATAAGAAGTTGTTGGTAGATAATAATTTATAGTATAAGCTGAAGCAGTTTGGAATGTTTTAGTTGGGAATTGAGGTCTACAATTGATTCTAAATTTCTCAACACTATCTAATCTATAATAACCATTATTATCTCCTAAAGAGGCAACTAACCTAGGAGTAGTTATAATAGTATTAGCGGAGGATCCGGTGTTAAATGAATAGTCTCTCCACCTAAACTCAAGGCATGGTGGGTATATAGTATGTGTATCTATAGAAAAGTACTTAACAGTAGTAACATAATCTAGATCAGCTATAAACTCACTTGAGTTAGATTGTTTAACAATAAACCCATCATTAACAAACCCACCTTGAGAAGAACTATACCAATTTTTGACTATATTGGTAACGTTAACATTCAAATCTTTATCACTAGAATAACTTAAAGTTTGAGAAGCTGTTATAACTAATCCTAAGGTAGAACCAGTATACCAAGTTCCTCCTCCAGAGTTAGTTGAAGGATAAGAAGCAGTAACATAAGATGTGAATGAGGTAGACCATTCTCCAGATCCAGAAGTTGTTCTATATTTCCAAGATACACCATTTTTTACTTGGGGAGAATTTGAATATCTACCAGTGCCCATATTCCAAGATCCTGATATTGGGTATACTTCAAGTGTAGTGTCTGAGTTTAACCCTGTTATGTCTGCTATAAAATTTCTTAAATTAATTTGGTATGAAGCTGTACCTATTTTATTATTTAATAAATCATTTATCTCATCTTGAGAAAATTTAAGAAGATATCTACTAACCTCAGGATTAAGAGTATCATAAAAGGTTGAAGCTTCTAAAATTTCATCCAAACCAGTATTCATAAGGGGGTACCCTGAATATATAGTAGCGTCTTTTTCGGGGAATAATTTATATATTGCCATGTTATTAAATTGATACTACTCTACCTTTTATGTCAGAATTAGGATATTTAACTTCAAAAATTGATGGATCTTGAGAAGGATAAACTACATTATTACTTGTAGCCCCTTTTATATCATAGGCATATTTAGAATAACCTAAGCTTTCACCTACTTTATTAGTTATAGAGATATTTTTAACATTTTGAACTCCTTTTATCCCATTTAAAAGTAAATAAAGTTCATTTAAGAAAATAGGTTGATTAATCTGTGAATTGTTTACATTAAAATATGTTATTAATTCATTAATACATTGGGTTAAAATCTCATTGCTATTAAAATTGGGTAGTACTAAGATTTCAAAATCAACTCCTACATTGATTATAAAAGCGTCTCTAATTTTAATAGAATCATTTATAATTCTATATTGAGAAAGATAGGTAGATAAATTTTGTTTTAAAGTTGTTGGAGCTAAGGTTAGATTTTTATTTTGGTCAAAAGCTAAAATATATAAATCCAAACTAGAGGGAGTTTCACCAGGGAGAAGATTTTCAAGTTTAGTAGGTTCTATATAAGCTTTAGCTATAGAACCATATATAGAAGGCATACTTAAAGTTCTAACTAAATAATCTTCTTGAGTCACTGTTCTTAATTGAGCAGAATAATTAGCTAAAGAATTATATCTTAAATCAACCTCAGAATCACCATTAGTACCCCCTGATGAGGCTTCAAGGTTAGTTACCGCTAGGGAATTGAAAGTGTTTTGGGCTAAGACTGAGTCTAAGTTACTATTATTAAATACTATATTAGCATTACTAGCGAAACTAGTTAATGAGCCAGCAGGTACATTGGATCCTAAACCTCCTCCAGTTAAATATCTTATAGTTAAAGTAGTATTTGAAGGAGCTATACCATAAGTCTTAGTAAATAAGAAATTAGAAGGAGAAAATGCTGTTGTAAGTTTATTTTGAGTAGAAGGTAATCCTATTCCAACATTATCAGGATTAGGTATTATAACTTCATCAACATCATTAGTAGTGCCTGCTCCAAATTGAAGTTGTAAAGTTGTAGGATTGATAAATCTAGAAACAAATCTTCTTGGGACTTTTTTTAATTGTAAAACATAAGGTACTTGAGAGGCATCTGATTGGGCATTAGGATCAGGGAATGGGTTAGTGTTCTTAACAGATTCAAATATTGTTTCTTGGGCTAAATAATCAACTTCATTCCAACTATTTCCTTCAGTATCTGTTATATCTAATATTCCTATAATATTATTATTAGAAATTTCAATAGTTTCATATTTAACAGGATCTCCAATAGCTATTGTTGAAGTATTAATTTGAGCTGATATAGCTTTAACTGTTTTTTTAAGTAGGAATGATTTAGGTTGATTTCCTTCTATTTCATAGACTGAGATGTTAGTAGGGTCAAGTGAGCTTGATTTACTAAAATCAACTATATCTTGGGTTAAGAAAGGAGTGTTTGAGAATACAGTATTATTAACAGCTATATTTTGAGGTACTATTAGGGCGTATCTAAAATCAGGTATATTTTGATTTAAAGTAGAATCATAAATAGCAGGGACTGTTTGATATACATCTAAATCAGCTACAGATACACTAGTAACTTTTGGTTTATAACCCATCATATATGCTAAATCATACAGATTATTAAACTGTCTAGCATATTGGGTGAAGTTTTCTTGGATTTGATTATCAGTATAAAAGGCCATAACATCACCAACATAGGCAGCCATCTCTATAAACATTGTACCTGGAGATGCTGGGCTAAAGTCAGTTACAGTATTAGGGAAATAGATTTTAGCAAAGTCAATAAGATTTGTTCTTAACTCAGAAAAATCTCTATTAACATATTTAATATTTCTATTAACCCCATTATTACTATTTATTAAATCATATGGCATTATAATGGTATATTAAGTTCTATAAATTCATTTAAACTTGTGAAAACAGAATAAAATATTTGGACTGTGATTGTATTATAGTCTGAGTTAGAAATTATTTTGACTTCTTTTAGATTAACAGCTGGGAAGAGAGCTTTTATCTCATCTTCTATATAAAGTTTTAGAATTTCATTAGATGATTGGGAATCTTGTTCAAAGAGAAATTCATATATTCTACTTCCAAAGTTAGGATTTAAGGGTCTTTCTCCTCTACTATATAGGAAATAGTTGATCATGTTAGATTTTAATTGATCAGCTGTTGTATAATTTATTTTAAATAAAGCATCAGAGCCTGAGATGGCTGTAGAAATAAAGGGAACTCCAATACCAACTCCAATAGCTGGTTGTTGGTCAATAGCTGGGAGGTTTCCTACTTTAATAGCCATTATTTATTCATTAAACCCATTATTTGATTCATACTTAACTCACCAGCGGGTAGATCTGATCCAGGCATAACTCCTTGGGGTCTAAATTCGTTTACATTTTGAGTAGTAAAGCCCATTGTGGTTTCACCTAAAATATTTCTATACTGTTCTCTTTTTTGTTCCATAGTTAATGAAGGGGAAGAAGAGTAAGATGGAGAAGGTTGAGGAGTATATTCAGTAACAGTTTGTTTAGGAGCTTTAACAGCTTCTAATAAAATTTCTCTTAATTCTTCTCTAATAACTTCTCTAACTGCTTCTTTAATTATAGATTTGAAAGTGTTAGTCTTCATTGTTTATAAATATTATGTTAATCACCTTTTAAATTTTGAGTATCAATTATAAATTTGAGTTCTTCAACTAAAACATTAGGATCAGACGCAAAAGAAGATTCACTTTTTAGTCTAACAACTTTTCTCTTATCTAATGCTTGGGCGAATCTTTTAGGGTAAGGGGTTTGATTTAACCCATCATATTTTATTTCAAAAGTAAATCCTTTATAAGTCCCAAATCCTTCTTCTGTAAGATCTTGATTTAAATCATCATTAATTATTTCATATTCAATACCTGTACTTTGGGCACAAAATTCAATTAAAATATCTAAAATATTTAATTGTTCTTTTAATTTATTTAATACATCAACAGCAAAAGTATCAATAGTGGATAAACCACAAGCTATAGATTGATATTTTACTAAATTAGTTTGAAGTTTATTTAAAATATCACTTAAAGTTGTAATAGTACCAGCTGAGACAAAAGGAAGAGAAGTAGGAAGAGGAAGGATTTTAATTACTCTAATAGGTACTTCTAAATAGGCTGAGATGGTTCCAAGTTTTTCTTTAGTTTTAGTATTAATTTTAATTTTGTCTTGGATTTGGGTCAAACCTTCAGCTAAAGCGTTTCTTTTATTTATTAAAATTAAAAGTGATTCTTTTGAAGGACAGAATTTTTTAGCTTCTTCAATATAAGGTTCAAGAAATTCTTTTCTAGCTTTTGGGTCTTGGATTTGTTTGGCTTGTTCAGCTAATTTTATAGCTTCTTTAGGAAAATATTCTTCTTTAAGAGAATCAATATTTTCTTGAATTTTTTGTTGAATCTCAGCTATTTTAATAGCTACTTTTTGTAAAAATTCAGATAAAAAGTCTCTACCACAATTAGCCATTATATTGTTTTATTATTAAATGATTTTAAAGTTTCTAAACTAGCTAAAGCTTTACTAATAGTTTGGTTTGATATAGCGGCTTGAATATTAAGAGGAGCAAAAGGAGCTCCAGGAGGAAGACTTTGAAGAATTTGGAGTTGATTTAATATAGATTGAAAAGATGTTAACACATCTCTTAATAAATCAACTGTTTTATTACCTAACAATAAAGGTTCAGTAGCTGATTTGTCTCCTAATAAAATTTGAGGGGAATTAATAACTACTTTATTTTTACTATCAATATTAACTGAATCTTGAGAGTTTAAATTAATAGATTTAGCTGAGCTTAATAGGATATGATCTTGATTAGAATTTAATACAATTCTACCTGAGTTGAGTAATATTTGAGGTTTAGAATATTGGTTAACAGATTCAGGAGCTGTAGAGTATGAATTGTAATTAAAAGTATTAGGTTGGAGAGGAACTTGTTGGGTTGAAGTTAGGTATATGGAAGCTTTATCTTCTTGAATATTTTCTTCTATGGTTGTCCAACCTTCATCAGTTTGAGGACCTTGTCCATTTCTAATTTTAGTTATAGGATCTTTTCCTTGACTACTTCCAAATCTTAAAGAGTTACCAAATCTACCTTCTAGTATATAATCTCCTTCAAAGGGTTGAAGTGAATTTATATTTAATTGTTCTATAAAAGTTTTTCCTAAATCTATCTCAGTTCCCCCATCTGTTACTCTTCTAACACTTCCTGCCCCTGTTTGTTGATAATCTTTTTGCTGTGATGGAGGTAAATTTGAAGTTCCAGGTATAGCATTATGATGTTGACTATTCCATACATTAAGAGGAGGGAGATAATAAAATTTAGAAGAGTTAGGATCAGTTTCTAATTCAGTTGAGGGTAAAGAAATAACTGTTACAATTTCATTAATTAATGGGTAAAATTTCAAATTTGATAACAAAGGATAAATTGTCATAAAATTTTCTTCTATTGTAGGTTGTGTTGTATCTTCAACAAAAACTAAACCTATAGAAGCCCATTCTCCATATTCATAAAATTTAGGATGATTTTGATCTAAGATTATATCCTTAACTCTTTTAGAAGTTATTATCTTATCTTTAAGACTAACAGGATTACTGAAGGGGCTTAAAGCATTTTTAGATAAACTTGATAAACCATATGTTGGTCTAGCCATTATTTTTTACCCTTGTCTTCGTTATATTTTTTTACTTCATCTAATAACTGTTGCTTTTCAGCTTCAGACATCCCAAATGAATCTCCTCCTTCTTCAGCCTGCATAGATCGCTGGACAATGGTAGCCATTTTAATTAAGGCTTCATCATTCTTAACTCCTATTTCAAGATATTCTTTAATCAAAGGAACTATAAGAGTAGCATCACCAATTTCTTGAACCATTGGTTTAAGTTCTTGAATCAGAACTGAGATTTGTTCTTCTTTCTTTTTTTGGTTGTTATAAATTTCTTCTAAAAGATTAGAGAAAGTTACCTTACCAAATATTTTTTTATCAAACTTACCCATGATGATAAATATACTTTGGTTAAAAATTGGTATATCCGTTATCTAAATAAAAGATATATTGTTCCTTATATATTTCACCTAACCGATCCGCTACGCGGGTTATATGCGGGGTTTTAACATCTATCATTTCTCTAATATAGATGTAAAGAGCTTTTTTATTAAAAATATCTATATTCTCTCTTTTTCTGAATACTTCTAAAATAGCATCTGCTACTTGAGCATCTTTATCTTTAGGGAATAATTCATAAATTCTTTCAGAGCAATATTCTACATATTGATCTATGAAATCTGAGATATAATCAGCCTGATTTAAAGGAGTACCTAATTCATAGGAATGATTTAAGTCTTTATATAGTTCCTCAACTGGGGCTTTATCAACTCTTTTCTTATAGTTTTTAGTATTCTGGATAATGAGATACCTTTTAACTATTGTTCCAAAATAAGAATATGCTTTGGCTCCCTTACTGGGATCAAACAGATGCATTTTTTGGAGGAGGAAAGTTATAATCTCATGTTGTAAATCTTCAATATTATCTACTTCAGTATAATAAAATTTAAAAGTATGGATAATATTTTCGGTTAATTTAAAAAAAGCATAATGAATATGCCTATGATAAATTTTTTCTTTTTCATCAGTGGAAGTGGCCTTATTATAGGCCACTATAGCATCCTCAGTTTCTTGAGTAAAGTAATTATTTGATGATGGTTTTTTCTTCTTTTCAGTTACTTCTTTTATCATAATTTATCTATTCTAAAATTTGATAAAACCTTTTGTAGGTTTTTTATTTCTTCATATATAAAACCTACTTCATCATCTGTTTTAAAAATACCTTTACTATCTATAGTTTTGATTTTTTCATCAGCAAACTCAACAATTCTGGAGAGGCTGTCAAGATAGTTTTGATATCCTGCTAAGATGTCTTCTTGTTTTTCATTTTTCTTTAGAAGGTTGAAGGTCGTGAATCCTAAGATCACGACCAAACAACCTAATATACTAATTATTATAATAGTCATAGATTATCTAATAGATTTTTTAAACTTTCACTTTTAATACTTCCTAAAGCTTTTTGTTTAACAGGAGTCTTTTTTTCCTTAGTTAAGGTAAAATTTTCATTTTTATCCTCAACCTTAGTTCCTTTAAAAGTTGGAAGCCATTCTTTTTCAAATTCAATCCGGGCTGCCATTAAATCAGCCTGGTGGAGAATATAAGGGAGAGCAGTTCTAGGTTTGGTAGCTGGGGAGAAGTTAATTAGATACTTTTTATTAGCTTCATCATATAAACCGTCATGGGTCTGAATACCTAACATTTCATTAAAGGTATATCTAATACCATGAGCCTGGAGGAGATATAATCCTCGGTCAGGGATAGAAGCGAAAGCTAATTTTTCACTATGTTGATATGTTTCTCCTAACTTATCTTTTCTCCATTGATCAGTCTGGGGGATATAAGCTTCATGTTCTTCATCTCCTATTTTACCTAAGTCATGGTTAATAGCTGAGAATATTAATTCTTCCATAGTGAATGTAGACATATCTACTCCCATTTGTTGCCAAACATTAGCTAATTTAATAGCACAATCTACTACACGATTAACATGATCTACATAACCACCTGGGAAAGCATTATGGTATTCTTTTTTATGAGCTGCAGGCATCATAATAATACGATCCTCATACTCTTTATAAAAATCAAGTAATTTCTGTTTACGATCTCCAGAAATAAAAACCCCAATGTTGTTGAGAAAAATCTCCCAATTCTTTTGAATCTGCTCAGCTGTTAACATTTTTTATTTACGATTAAGTTCTTCAGGACTAAGAGGTTCACGTTCAACTGAGGCTCTAACTTCTCCTAATTGATCCAAACACTCTGCTAAGACAATTCTAATATTGTCTAGGTCATTTCTAGAGGCATAAAAATCTATATGCTTCATTTTAGCTTCTAACTTATCTAACTGATTATTTATATACTCTCTCTGTCTCATTTCTTTTCCTTTATTTCTTAAAAATTATTTATTTTTTTATTTAATCTGAAGTTAATAAACCTTTTAGGGAAGGCCAATTTATTTTAAAGAAAGGTCAAAAATTTTTTTTAGGAGGGCACATTTTTCATATTCCTCAATTTCTTCAAAGTGTTTAATGGCTAATTTAAAGGCAACTTCTAATTCACCGTCCATGTATGAAGTTAAGACTTCTTGGGACTTTTTATCTTTTACTTTAAACTTACTTATGTAAGTGTAAGCTCTTTCATATAACATAGCCTCACCTGCCCTTTCTATTTCCTTAACATCTAATTTAGGATCAACTTGTTTAAACATCAAAGTTAATCCTTTATTATAAGAAGTATAATTCATAATCATCTTCTTAAACATTTTAAGCATAGTTAAAGGATCATTATAATCTATCTTAGGTAAAGAAGTAGGGCTAGTATAATCCGGCCCCTTAGGATCTAATCCTCCCTTACCTCCAAACAGATCAAAAACCTTATCAGGATCAATAGGCATGTTAATTATAAATATTATTTACAATGATAATCAGCAGCTCGTGTAGCTATTTGTTTAACAGGTTTAATGTTAGCTCTATAACCTAAAGATGTGACCCACCCCTTAGCTGCTGAAACTAATTTATTACTAAAATAAAACTCGTCATTATTATAATCTAAGTCTATTTCAACCTTAATACTAGGCATATGCTCAGTTATTAAGTTAGCTATTTCTAAAGAAAACTCAGTTTCTTTCCACAATCGTGTCCAATTGTCCTTAGTAGGTGGAAGAACACTTTTTTGAAAAATATAATGAACTCCATTATTGGGATAACGATAAGCTATAGCAGTAACATATATAATTTCTTGCCCATAACGTTGAGAATCCGTTCCTATATGGACTTCTATAAATGGATCACTGCCTATCATTTTAGCTGTATAGATGACGGGATTTACCGGTTTTCCATCAACTGTTCTAAATTTCATAATTCTTCTATTCTTTTGGCTTTATCATCTATTACTAAATCAAAATGGGGCTTTTCATCCCCACATTTTAATTCATGATATTTGCATTCCCACTCATTGAGTTGAGATAAAGTATGTTCTCTATAATTTTTACCTGAAGTAGAGCCTCGGGCTGTCCAATAAACTATTTTCCAACCTTCATCATAAAGTTTATTTATCTTAGCTATATTTTCTTTATTAGGAACAGATAAATCATATCTTCTCTGTTCTGGGTAGAAACATATTGTTTCATCAATATCTACTAAAGCTACTTTTTGTTTACCTTCTACTGTAAACCTATCTGAAACATGAAATTCCATAACATTAATGGTTAAGTTTAAAAAATTAGTACCTAAGGAGAGACTCGAACTCTCACGCCTTTCGGCACTGGTTCCTAAGACCAGCGTGTCTACCATTCCACCACTTAGGCATCCGTTATTTGCTTCGTTCGGGCGGAAGATGTTGGATTCGAACCAACGCACCAATTTCTTGATGACGGTTTAGCAAACCGCTCCATTAACCACTCTGGCAATCTTCCTTTAGGCGGTGAGGGAGAGATTCGAACTCCCGGTACCTTGCAGTACAACGGTTTTCAAGACCGCCGCAATAGACCACTCTGCCACCTCACCTAGAGCCCATTACTGGGCTGGTTCTGAAGTTTCTGTTGGGAGAGTTTCGAGTGAGTTGAGCAACTCATGAACAGAATCAACAGGTGCAACATGAGTAGTTGAGTCTTGGGCTGCAACTTCACAGTTTTCACATTCGCCTTGGTTCCCACATCCCATGAGACCCACAATGGCCATAACAACAAACAAATTTTTCATATCTATTATAAGTATTAAATTTTTTACCAAATATCCCATTCTTGACCAGCCATAATATAAGCTGAGCCTGAGTCTAAAGCTGGGTTTTCAAGCATAAAGGCTATTGCTGTTGATCTAACTTCTGTTACAAGACCATACTTGTTAGCTTCATTTAAAACAGCGTCAACAATATCTTTATAGTTATTATTCATTTTTTTCTTTTTTTGTTATTGGGGGAGGCACTTTACCTCCCCCTCAAACAACATGGCATATATATTAATCTCAAATAAATTGAGAAGCGATTTCATACAACTCTTTGTTAATTTTCAAATCTTGTTTGAAATTTTTAACACGACGAGCTTTACGAAGCTTAACACCACTAATATATTCAAAATCTCCATCAATCATTTTTTCTTGGAGTACATTAAATACATTCCACAAATCATTCCCCTCATCTTCCTTGCGAGTCGGTTTGAGAACTTCTTCAATATTGATACCATAGTCTTTAATAATATTTTGATTTTCATTAACTTTCTCAAAACGAGTTTCAAGAGCCTTTTAGCGAACTCTACTTTTTGTTCTTGAGACAAAATAGTACTCTTAAACTTATTCATCACCTCAACTGTGACTGGAAGCTGTTCAACTAATTCAGACACAATTGCTTGAACTTCTTCAAATGAGTAACCCATATGACGGATTTTCTTATCAGCAAAATGTTCCGTGGCAACTACCAAACCATTAGAACAAACCAACCTAAACAAACCTGCTGTGAATTGAAAGCTATTCTTACCATCATGAGAATTTGAGATAAGAATTTGTGGGTAAACAACATCTCTATCATTACCTTCAATTACAATATCTGGATTACGAAAAACAAGCATATGTTTTTGAAAACCTTTGTTGTGGCGGGCTTTAACTTCAACAGCTTTACTAACACCCCATCCCATTTTCTCCATATCATCAATAATACGGTCAGTTGGAATGTGAACATACTTGTCTGAAGAACCTGCCATTTTGTGAGAGGTGAAAACTGAAGGCGCTGCTTCTTTGATTTGGTTTCTTGTGAGAAATTCCATAACTTTTATTTTTTATCTTTTATTTAAATATACTAAATTTAGAGTGTAGAGCCAAGTTCTTAGTTAAAGAGAGCTTGAAACTCAAGTAAATCTTTTTCTGCTTCTTCGTAGTTACCAATACCGTATTGGTCAACCATAATGTAAAGAGCATGTTCATCATCAAAAGCAGCCATAACATGCTCCTGCTCAGGAGAATTAAGGTACTTTCTAATCAAAACAGCTGTGATGATCAACTCATTAAATGAACACTCATTTTCAATGAGTTTTGAAGCAAACTCATTTGTTAACTCGGGCAAAGCTGAAATAGTCATTTTTTGTTTTTTATTTCTTATTTTACATTCTAAATATAAAAAATCTTGCCTGTTAAGCCAAACTTTCTTTTTAAGAAGTAGAAAGTTCTATCCCGTAAACAGTTGAAGTAGATCCACTTAAAATAGTAGGATTAGCCGCTATAAATTTAATATGAGCCGCGGGTATAGTGACTGATGGGGTAAAAGAAAAAGTGGCAGTAGAAGACGGATTTACAATAAAAGCAGCATGTACTGACTCTGTTACCATAGTACAATTTACAAGAGAAGTAACAGAAGCAGAATTAAAAATCTGTCTATAGGCTATCCCTCCATATGGAGAAGAAGGCTCAGAAAAAGTAGTTCCCTCTATAATAAAATAAGAGGTAGTTGAAACATTATTAACCAAAGTAAAAGTTTTAGCCCCAGTTGTTAAATTAGCAGAAGCAGTAACCCCGTCTCTTAATTGAGTTCTTGTGTATGTTGGCATGTTAATAAATATCCAAGCCAAACTAACCTCACACACTTCTCAAAATATCCGTATATACACTCCTTTAATTATCATCCAACATACTTATATCCTGCTGCTCAAGTTCCTTATAAGGACCAACTTTTAACCTATAGGCAACATCATCTTCAAGTAAGAAATAAGCAGGTTTAAAAGTATTACCTACAAATAAAACTTCTTTTTCACCAAAATCATTTACCAAGTCAGTGAATGTAGGACTAAACAGTAAATACGGATCATCCAGTGGAATAGCGATTATAATAGGGACTCTAGTGGACATATCGTCCTTGGCCCTAATTGAGAAATTTATCGCGATATTCAAGGCTGTTGTAAAAGAATGAATACCCTTCCCACTGCGAGGAGAAACTTCTATCCCAGGATTCTTAACATATATAAGATCACCTATATCAGCGTACTTGTCCCAATCTAATTTATCAAAAGTAGAGTAAGGTAAGGTAGCTCCCCTAAAAACCATAGGAGTAGAATCAATAGATCTAGGCTGGAGATTAGATATTGTTGGGTCTAAAATCTTGGGGAATTTAGACTTTAAGGATAGGAGAGTATTAGCGCTGTCAATTAGTTCTTTAGGGGCACCTACCTCACCTCTATCACTTGCATATATACCTTCGGGTCCGGTAAATTTTCTTAGGGCGGTTAGGAGAAGGTTTTCGTCCTCTGTATTACGTTCTAACTTGTCTTCACCCCCGGTTAAAGAAAGGATACCGTCTTTAAACCAAGAAGGTATCTCATATGGTTCCTTTAAAACTGGGTCATTATCGGCAAATAGATTTTTTCCGTACTCTATTTCTTTAAGAAGTATTTTAGTAGGTCTCATTAAATTTTATCTGAATGATTCGTGTGGATACCAATCTCCATCTTCTTCAAAGTGTAGATAAGGGTAGTCGTTTTGGATTTCTTCTTCTTCCATGGCTCATTAAATGTAAAAAGGGTTAGGGGTAACATCCATAAATATAATATATACTTTTTTCGATACAAGAGATTTTTAAGATCTTCTCTTTTGGATCTGCGTCCTTTTAAAAAAATTGGCCAAATGGGAAAATTGGGATAAATTGTGGGATATAGGTATATATTTTGTCGATGGTAAAGGATTTGTCTCCTGATTAAACACCCCACAGGATGCTAACATACCCTGTCCATATCGATGGATAACAACGATCGTGGGAGATACTTACCCACTACCCGCTACAGTAGCGGTACGTACGTACGACATAAGTAAGGTGGAATCCTTACGGACCCCACCCTACCACCCTCTTAACAAACCAACAAATCATGCTTTAACTTCTTGAACTTTTTTTGGACGTCCGGGCTTTCCACCACCCTGTGCTTTTGCGATCATCAATTCCAAAATCCGCATTTGGCGCTTAGAATTTGGATTCACAGTTCCGGCTGGGCGTCCCCGCTTAATCACCTCACCATTCGCGACTCGGTTCGCCAATTCAGCCAAACGCTTTTGACGCTTCGACTCTGGGTTGATTCCGCTACCCTTCGGGCGGCCGGGCTTACGCTTTTCAACATTCATTTTCACTTCCATCACGTTTTGGGTTTGAACTTTCTTGGACATGTTGTTTTGTTTTGGTGTGTTTTTTTTAAATCTTATACCTAAATATACGATCTATTTTCGGTGGGGCAAAACTCTAAGTTAATTTGTTTTGTTAATTACATATTCACAAAAGCGTGAATACTACCAATGATGTAACATACAGCCATTACACACTCCAAAAACGTTTGGCGGAGCTTAATTTCGTATTGGGTCATTTGATTTGATTTTACTTCCTTAACCTTATACCCTAAATATAACAATCA